GACCAAATGATGCGCCAACACGAGGCCGAGCAGGATGCTGCTTTGGATAATCATTTTGATAAATTTGATGGAGGAAATGGTGATTTTTACGAATCTTCTAAGAAGAAAAAGAAAGTACCTCAGAGTAAACTGAATAAGTTGAAAGAGACTGGGAAATCGAAGGAAAAGATCCTTGAAATGGCTGAAGAAGTCAAGAAAGGAAAGGAAGTACCTTTGAAGAAGAAAAGTGAGAAAAAAGTCGCTTTGAAGAAGGAATCCGTAAAGGAAGACCTTAAAGTAGAAGTGGACTATGACGACGCGCCCCCCGCTGATGCTGAGCCAAAAAACTCGCAAAAGGCGGGCAAGAAGAAAAGACAGAGGAAGAAGATATCGGAATCTGGAAATTTGTCCGCCGAGTCAAGCCAATCCCCCAAAGAGCCAAAACCTACCACAACTTCATTGCCAAGTACCCAGCCGGACTCGGCACAGTTGGCGAAGGCGTTGGAAGCCTTGAATATGTTATGCCACCATCAGGAGGAAAACATGAAAGGGATTCTCTCCGCTTTCAAGCAACTCGCACCAACAGTCAGCCTGGACCGTCCCGTGGGGAACGTTCAGCAATGATGGCCGAAATTGAACGGTTGTATAGTCCTGCCAGGTGGACTCAAAACACTGACCCCTTTTCAGAGGAGCGGGTTAGGGAAGCAATTCTTTCTGTTAACATGAAAGGATCTCCTGGTTATCCTCTGTGCCTTCAATGGCAAACAAACGGTGCCTTACTTCAAGAACCCCCTAAAGGTCTTGGTATTGATGCCCTCACAGAAATGGTTCTGAATCGAGTTAAATCTCTTCAAGACAACAGTGTAAGTGATGTGGAAGTTCTATCAGACCCAATCCGTTGGTTCATAAAGGCCGAAGGGCATACTCCAGAAAAAGCTGCAAATAAACGATGGCGGCTGATATGGAGTGTTTCAGTTGTTGATCAAATCATTGATAGATGTTTATGGTCCAACATGCTTCAGGCTGATATAGAGAACTGGACGAAGATCCCGACTAAGTCAGGATATTCAGCGAAATATGGCACCACAAACCGCCTCTTCTATTCTTTGGAAGATACCGGTGAATTCTGCAAAGGAGACAAATCCTCCTGGGATATAACAACCCCTGGATGGATTTTGGATGACAATCTTGAGATAAATTTTCGGTTGTGTACCAACTTTGATGAGAATGCTGACTGGGTAAAAATTGCGAGACGACGACATGTCGTTTTGTATTCCGGAATGCGTGTGACCAGTGATGGTTACTTGTATAAGCAAACTCTCTTTGGTGTGACTCCTAGTGGTTCACTGTTAACCCTATTATACAATTCCCGCTCGCAGGTGATGTTGAAATTTCTTTCCGTCTCTGCATGTAGTGGTCGAAAGTTTGATTGGGAATTGGACAAAGTTTATGCGATTGGCGATGACTCCTTAGAAAAGCTACGAGGCCTCACTAAAGAGAAATACCTTGACTATGTAAATGGGCTCGGTTTTATCTTTAATGATTTTGACCAAGGACGGCTGATTGATTTGGAGTTCTGCTCCCGCAGGTTTCACAGACTGCAAACGGGACAGGTAGTCACCATACCGGTGAATTGGAACAAGCACATAGCGCATTTATGCCTACGTGAGAAATGGAATGAGGAGAATGTTATAGATGCATTGCTCTCTCTGTGCATTGAATATGCATTTGATGATGAGCATTTCCTAATTCTCCACAATAATTTAGTAGCCCTTAATAAGGCGAAAGCAATTTCTCAGAATACGTGCAAGTACTATTTAACAGGTGATGAAAAAAGAGATGTGTATAACCGAGTTGACGGTGATAAATTTCGATTATTGAAATTTATCAAAAATTCACGGTAATTACTGCTCACCATATTGGTCGGACGGTAAACTTCAGGAATCTGTTTGTGGATCAACCCCTGCTGTTGACAAACACGACCAAGTCTGTAAAAACCACGACTGTAATTATTTCCAGTCACAAAGCGACGAAGACCTTATCTCAGCTGACGAGGATTTTTTAGTTGAATTAGAAGCCATACCCAGGAACGAAAGAACTTGGAAGTGGTATCTTCATTATAATCTTATTAAAGCTCAAATGGCACGTCGTAAACGTATTCGAAATAAAACCAAGAACAAAGCTTCTCATGGACTCAAAGCAGTTATGAGAAAGGAAAAGAAGATCGAACATAACAAAAAAAGTGCGATTCCCGCCGCGGTTGGCGGGATGGTCCGCTCTCGAGTTGCCAAAGTTAGTATGGGTGTTAGACACAATACAAACACTGGTGCCTCTGGAGGCGAAAGGATTCGATTGAAAGGTAGAGAGTTTATCTCCTATGCCACCATTAGTGCTACACAGCACATTGGTGATTCGATTTTTCAGAGTGTGGTTTCCCCTCAATCACTTACTGGCACGAGACTTCAAGTCTTTGCTCAGTTGTATGAGCGATGGAGACCAATTCGATGGAAGATTACTTACATCCCCAATATAGGAACGGGAGCCACTGGCTCTTTAGTAATGTATTATGAACCCGATCCTACGGATCCTCTCCCTTCAGGACAGTTAGCGATTCAACGGGCGATGTCAGCTACAGGAGTTGACTTTCCCATTTATACTCAAAATCGTCCTTCAGTGACGGCCAAAGTGGAAAAAGAGTTTACGAACTTGTTCACAAATGATGGTGTGGAAACACGTCTGTCGCAAGCGGGCTATATTGCTTGTTTTTGTGGATTTGAGAGTAGTTCACTCTTGACCGTTGGTCAGTTTGTGTTGGATTATGATATAGAATTCTTCAAACCCCTTCTTGAGCTTAGTTCTCAAGCACTTTCGTTGTCTCAGAGTGCATATTCTGTCACTACACCTACTGCAATTGGTGTGTTTGGCTCCTTAATAGTTGCCAATCCGAATAATTCAATCAATGTTACTAGAACAGCATCTACGATTATCAGGTTTACTCCTGCTGGTACAAATGTTGTGTATGGATTGTTACTTCGGTTGACGTCTGCCTCTGCTACTTCAAATATTAGCCTTTCACTTACAAGTGATGGCTTCAAAACAGTTACTGCAAATGTTAGTACGTTTGCAATAGAAGCTACTAAAGCAATCTATTGGGTCAACTTTTCAGCACCAGATACTTTTCCGATTAATATCGCGCAAACTACATCTGCTGGAGTTGCTCCAATTACTGTCAATTTCATGTTGACTAGGATGAATTCATTGTTGAGTTCTGTTAGAACTCCGATTGATGTTCGTATGTCCAAAGTCGAAGATTTGTTGAAGCAATTTTTCTTGAAAGAAGAAGGTCAAGACAGTGGAGGATCTGTTGAAGAAACTCCTGATCTTGAAGGCTTGATTAAGAAGTACTTGACACAGAAGTAAGTTCTTG